TGATAGAACTCCAATGTCTATCAAGTTGATAGAACTCCAATGTCTATCAAGTTGATAGAACTCCAATGTCTATCAAGTTGATATGTTTCCAATGTCTATCAAGTTGATAGAACTCCAATGTCTATCAAGTTGATATGTTTCCAATGTCTATCAAGTTGATAGAACTCCAATGTCTATCAAGTTGATATGTCTCCAATTTTTATCAAGTTGATAGAATTCCAATGTCTATCAACTTGATATGTGTTGGATATTTATCAACACTGATATGTTTCCAATTTTAATCAACTTGATATGTTTCCAATTTCTATCAACTTGATATGTGTTGGATATTTATCAGTGTTGATATGTCTTCGACTGCTATTATTATTATTCGTAAAATTAGTTGCTGATATATTGTTGATGGTATTAAGTTGATGAGTATTGGACTATCAACAAACGATTTAATATTGGGTTGTTGATCGATAAGTGTTAATGTGTGGTTTTAATTCTTTATCTGCGAAGATTTGGTGGCAGCTGAATGTTTATCACTCGTCTTTTTCAATAATAATTGTCTTTGTTATTCGATTGTTAATCTTTGGAGATCAAACTAAGTCGTTGAGATTGGATCATCAACAAACGAATTCTATTTAGTTTGACGGGTTTAAGCTGCGATTTGGATGTGAATATTGTGGTCGTTGATATGTATTTGCGTGTAAATGATATAACTCTTGATTTTTCGTTGTTGATATTTGGTCTCGAAATTTAGTTGTATTCGGAGAAATAAATATCTCAGACATATTTCTCTGAATAGAATTTGGGTTTGACGATATTTGGTTGATAGATGGTCAAAAGCGACTACACGAGAATGTAGCTGTTGATGTTCACCTTGTAACCGGATTTTTCATAGCAAAATATTTAGTTTTTTCATAAGGATATCCTTATGAAAAATGTAGGTCATACGAGGAGAATTTGGAAGAAAGAAGGGGACTTAATTAAACTGTCGTTCGGTGTTGCCTTCACCGGAGGACTTAATTGAGGAGGAACCAGGGGAGAGGATGTCTTGGATTTCATCAGCGAGGAGGGTACCTGACCATTGTTGATGTTTAAGAGTGTCAATTTGTTCCTTTCTTTCTTCTCGTTGAATGTCACGGACATAGGCGAGGAGTTTATCATGGGAGAAATGGCGAGCGAAGCGGGTGGAAGCGAGACCATTGACATGAAAGGAGGCGAGAGTGATGAACTGCCAACAGAAGCCGAGTTTTGCCAGACGGTCAGAAAAGGTTTTCAATTCATCATCGGTCAGATTGGAGGAGTCCCAGTTAAATGAGGGTGACAAATTATAAGCCAACATCATGTTGGGATACTTCTTTTTAATGGAAGAGGCGAACTGGGTAGCTTGGTCAGGGTCGGGTTTTGACGTTTCCATCCAAAGGAGATCGGCGTAAGGGGAGTAGGCGAGACATCTTTGAATACAGTAGTCGAGGCCATTTTGGACGCGATAGAAGCCTTCGGGAGTACGGCATACTTCCCAGTCGAAAGTGAAGGATTCGTTGAGGGAGAGACGAGCTCGACGGTAAGCGTCTTTAAAGGAGTGTAAGTAGTCACTTCGGCGGAAGTCAGTGCGGCCAGCTTCTTTATAGAGTTGAGCGACAGCGTCTGGGAAGGTACAGATGTAAGTTCCGGAGGAGGTTTTAAGTTGTCCGAGAATAAAGGGGTGGTCACGTTCATCGATGTTAGAGTCGAGAAAGGTGCCACTTTCTGCATCAGTTCGGGCGATGAGAACGAGGCCATTTTTCATGAGATCGGCTTGAAGACGGGCTGCTTTAAGTCGGGTAATTTGTTCTGAGATGGGGACGAGGACTTTTCCAGAGAGGTGTCCACACTTCTTGACGCCGTGTTTTTGGTCTTCAATATGAATGCCGGCGGCTCCCGCTTCAATGAACATCTTGGTCAACTTCATGAGAGAGGTGATACCGCCGAAGCCGGCATCGGCATCTGCGATAATGGGACGATAGAAGTCGACTTCATTTTGAAGAAGGCCTTTCTTTTTCAGAAGACGTTGTTTACGGTCGTGGAACTGTTGAGCTTTGAACAGTTGTTCCACCTTCTTTGGAACAGTATCATAAGGGTAGTCAGCGAAGTCAGGACCGGGTTCATTGTTAGAGGAGGCGGTTGATGCACACATCCAGCCGGAACAGTAGATTGTTTCTAAATATGGACTTGCTTGTATAAGTTGAACGGGGTCCATAATACCGTAGGTTAGCGAGGTGGTTCCCTCATTAAAGTGTCGGCGGAGGAGTCGGTAAAGTTTATCCGAGAGGATATTGGAGGCCCACGAAGTGGAAATGGATGGAGTTAAGGAAATGATATCAGAAGCCAAATATGAACGGATTGTATTTCGAAAGCGGTCTCCATCCATCCAGGTTTGAAGGTTAAATGTGTCGGCGGGAATAACTTTAACCTTTGGCGACATCTGGAAAGATGGAACGGTACGGCGGAAAGTACTGTTACGTCGATACATCTTCTTTCGAAGGTGCCTGGTTCTGTTTTAAAAGATTAAATAATTAAGCTCCTTCTTAATTATTTAATCTGTTATCTTTATTTTTATCAGGGACGGACGGAAAGTATTTAAAGGAGAGTAAAGAGTCAGGTTAGCGAGGAAGGCATGCGACAGCGAAGAACAGGGTGATGGATGAGACGTCACCACAGATTTCGAGGAGATCGATTTGACCACACTTATTAAAGTGGAATCTGGCGACATAGTCATTGGTTGAAATGGGACCGGTTTTATCACCACAGCGGGGTTGAGCGGTTATCGTAAAAGCCAACTCGACATCACCGTCGCAGTTGAAGAGGATATTTTTGATTGGACCGAGATTGGCACCACCGACGGTCGAGTCTCCGAGACGCTTGATAAATTCCTGAATACCCTCATGGCCTTCAAATGTTCCGGCAAATGGGACGATAGGAACTTCACCGATTTTGGCGGAGTCTGCCTGAAAAACGAGGGTACCGTCACGAGTGAAAAGAGAGACAAATTGTGCAAAATCGCGTTTTTGGAACAGTTCTTTGGCGAGATTGGCCGTTTTGATATTGCGATTGATGGTTGATTTGCCCATGTTTTAATAAAGAAGAAAAAAAAATATTTGCTAATGACTTAAAGATAATTTAAAGTTTAGCCATTTTAATGTTAAAACTTTAAACTTCGTTGCGTTTTGTTCAGGTTGAAATTTCGGAAGAAGAGATGAAAGACAGAGATCTTCATTTTAAGTATTTTAACTCTTTATACAGGAGGAGTCTCATGTTTTCTGGAGGAGGGATGTTTTTGGCGGCGTTTGATTATCAAATCTTTAATTTTGTCATGGATACATTTGGAAAAGGGACGGGGACGATATGGGAGAGAAAGGGAAATGTGAGTTCCCTCGAAAAATCCTATACTCATATGGATCCAGAAGATGATGGAGTTTGGGTCCGAGAGAGAGATTTTTGTTTTATATCTAACGCGACCTTTATCGTCAAAGTAGCTGTTTAAGATACACACGTCATTTGGTTCGATTCTTCTGGTGTTCCATGCTTCTCCTCGAACCAACAAGATACAAGGATGCCAGAACACGTAATTGCTCAGATCTGAAACGGGATAGAGGTACTGATTTCGTTTCAGGTGATGAGAATAGGAAAGTGTGACGATATCCAATGAAGAGAGGGGTATTACTTTTTCGAGAATTTTGGGGTAAGTTTTTTCTCGAAATTGTTCACACGTTCGACATACGTCGAGAAAGACGGAGACTAAGATGTTTTTTTGGAAGACACTGTTTGACATGTATTTTTCGATACTTTAATGTGATTGAATTTGGGTTAATCAAAAAGAAACGGGGAACAGCGAGGAGAAAGATGGACCGATTTTTGGAAGGTTTAATACATAAGAATTTCTCGAGTGTTATACTTGAGGACGAGAGTGTACTGACGTAGCCAGATGTTACCGAGAAGAAGGGAACTGCCGATAGGGAGGGAGGAAGAGCCGACGGAGCCTGGAGGTGACGTGAAGGTTATGGAGACGGTGTTTTCATTAGAGGAGGGGGAGGAACGTTCAAACCAGAGAGTGACCTGGTGTTGTCCGGACAGAAGAGTGGAAAGATCGGGAGAGACGAGAGTTTGTGTAGATCCTGTATCAAAGATGGCAAAGCGGGGAGTGAGACTTGGAGGATTCATTTGACCATCAATGGACATTCGAGTTATGTTGGCCATGGTAAAGGCGATGCCGAAAGAGGGGATGGTCATGAGGATAGGGTTTACCGATGGGGGAAGAAGATCATTTACATGGCCAATATAAAGGTGACCTCCGGAGAAGTCAAACATGACTGTTTTCTCGCCACAGAGGGAGTCGAGAAAGACAGGGCCTCCACCAAATAACTCACTGGTACTGAGGCCTTGAAGTCCGAGGACATTGAGAGGGTCGCCATCTCGACTTGACGAGGAGGTAATGACACCGAATTCGACTTCTTTTCCAGAGCGGAGGTCGGGAGAGTAGTCGAGAAGGAGGGCTCTCCACCAGAGATAGTTGGTTACTTGGCCTCCGACGAAGCGGATGGTTGATTGGACTCCACAACTAATATTGGATCCGATTGACATGTCCCAGACTCCATCGTTACGATCACAATGGTAACAGTCGGGGCCACTGATGATAAGGATATTGGATCCTGTGTCAACGGCGACTTCAAAGGGGATCGCGCGAGTTTCATTCCCGAGATGAAGACGAGTCATAAAGATGCCACCGCCATCCCAGAGAGGGAGTTTGAGACGGGGTTCAGATCCGGTACAGGGTTTGGGAGGTTTTGATCGACAGAAGAGTCGGGGATAGAGAAGGAACAAGGCGAGAAGGAAAATAAGAAGAGAGACAATCAGGAACCAAAATCGAGTCAGAGTCATTTTGGGACTCAGATGTTTATATGAAGTTGGGATAATAAGATAAGAAAATAGGAAATAATTGTTCTTTTAATTTTGACATATGAGGGGAATCTAATGTAGACAATGCCGGAGGGACCTGAAGTTCGAGTTATTGCTGACTGTCTTCGGAAACTGTTAGTTGGAAAACAGCTTCTCCAAATTACAACTAATGATTTGTCACGGTATCTGAATGGGATACCGAGATATTCGGATGTGGAGAGATATCTTCCACTTTCGGTTTTGGATGTGACGACACGAGGAAAGAAGATTATTTTTTCCTTTTCTGGAGATTTGGAGGAAGGGAGGGAGATTTATCTTGTAGTGTCTTTGGGAATGGAGGGACGGTTTGTCTTGATTCCGGATCAGCATAGTGGAGTTCAGTTTGACTTTAATGATGAGGAGAGGGACACCGTTATAGATCTCTATTTTAGTGATTCTCGACATTTTGGTCTTCTTGAATTTGTCATTGGAAAGGATGATCTGTGTCAGAGATTGAAAGATATTGGACCGGATATTCTTCAAGAGGAGATTTCTTCCGAGAAGTGGCGGGAAATTGTGAGAAATCCTCGTCTTCGGAAGAAGACGATCTGTGACTTTCTTCTTGATCAAAAGAGAGTTTCTGGGATTGGCAACTATCTTCGGGCGGAAATTTTATATCGAGCTCGAATTCGTCCCGATCGTCGGCTTTCGGAGTTAACGGATGAGGAACTTGAACGAATACGAGTTGAGGCGATTCAGACTGCTCGAGAGTCCTATATCGCCCGTGGTTTGACAATTAAAAGCTATTGTGATCTTACTGGAAATAAGGGTAGCTTTGTGTGTTCGGTTTATAAACAGAAGACAGATCCTTCTGGAAATCCTGTTGTTGCACAAGTCTTAACTGATGGTCGAACTATGTATTGGGTTCCCGCGCTTCAACATTAATCAACATTAATATGAGAGTCGAATCGTTATAATCTCATAATAATGTTATGAAGAGTTTGAGGAAGAATCACTATTCTCGTCGAATTCGGAATCGGAATCTGACTCACTTGGAGAAAATTCGGAGGAATCCGAGTCGGAGATATTCCAGGAACTCGATGAAATGTGTTGTTCAGAATTTAAAGGTTCCTTCTTTGACGGAAGAGAAGATTCAACATTTTTAGAAGCAGAAGAATCTTCGTCAGAGTCTTTGTCGAGACTTTCACAAGATTCGAGAAGTGAGACGAGAGCTTTTCCGAAGTTTCTTAACTTTTTCTTTTGATCATCGCTGATATTTTCACTTGTAAATTGCGAGAGAGAGTTTCGAATGTTCATCTTAATATCGGAAAAGGTGTTTTTCTGGTTTTTCTTGGAACCGTCTGAGCTGTCTCTCTCTGAGTTTCTGTTGAGATCTCTGGATTGTTCCGGATTTGGAATCGAGGCACCGTCTTTTGGAAGGAGAGTTGAAGGATTCATTTGGTTTGTTATTATTTTGGTTTCCTTTTAAAGAGATTCTTGAGAAAACCTTTAATTCCGATTTAAATTTCATTTCAAGAAAAAGTAAATGACACGGGGTGTGATTCATCTTTCCGTTACAGATCCTTACGGACGCTGTCCCACTGACGATCGATCTTCTTTCGAATCTTCTTCTGAAAAGGACTGGTATCAAACGGTCCACTATTTCATTCTTCCGAACAATCTCTGTATCTTTACAGAAGAGGACTTTACCTTGCAATTGATCTTCTATCTGACAGAGGAACCTTCTTCCAGTCTGGAGCCTCTCGTGTATTTTATTTCGAATGCGATTCAGGGGGGAGGAGATTATCAATTAATCTCGTGTGATCCTTCGAAACTTCTCTCTCTGTTTCCTCGATGGAAAAATCAGTCCCCGTCCGTAGATCATCAACAAGTGCTTGTCTATCTTTCTCAAGCTGAACAGGAACTTCTCTCTTGTTCGGGATCAACGGACGAAACTGAGGCGATTCTTTCTTATCTTCTTAAGGAAGTTAAAACCCAATGCGATCTTGAAAATGTCGAAACGAAGACAAGAAACGGACACATATCATCTTCTGTTGAAAGACAAGAAACGGATTCGACGTCAGTGTAGACATCAGTGGGTACAATATCCATATATATGGGGATATGCATATTGTCGGAAGTGTTATAACCTGATTCGACAGAATCAGACAGAAACCGTTCGAGAGAGCCAGTCAAGTCCTTCGTAAAGACCTTTTCCTGTTATGGCGTTACTGCCCTGTATTTTCCACTTATGAGAATGTAAGGGTAGGTTTCTTATTCTCTTGGAAAATTGAGATGCTGACACAGCTCCGGGTAAATCTTGCTTGTTCAATAGAATGAGAAAGACAGCCTTTTCTAAGGACGGTTCACGTAAGAGTAAGTCAAGTTCTTCAATGGCTGTGTTAAGACGTTCTTTGTCAGTTGAGTCAATGACAAAAATAATGCCATCACAAGTATTATAATAGTGTTTCCAGAGAGGCCGGATCTTATCTTGACCGCCGATATCCCATACTGTAAAGGATAGTCGGTTATATTTAAGTGTTTCCACATTAAATCCAAGAGTGGGGGTGGTTGTAAGAACTTCTCCCAATTTCAGTCGATAGAGTATTGTCGTCTTACCGGCATTATCCAGACCAACCATAAGAAGAGATGCCTGTTTCTCCTTAAACAGAGAGAGAAAGGAAGAAAAGACCGAGCCCATAATTTAGGAGAAGGAGAAGTCAAATCATCGAAAAATCAATCTTTGGATCGATTCTTTCTTTCGTATAAAATAGAACTCTTTCTCTTGTTGACTAATTATATTCCGGTGTTAAAACGAAACAATATTTCGGTAAATTTTCCGGAGAGTTTAAATAAACATTCAAGTGTCGTTAAATATTTCAACGAGTTCTGAAAGAATATCATTAAAGAAGGATTTCGGAGAAGAGAGATGAAATCAGAGAGAAGAGAAAAGGAAAAAGTTTCAAAGTGTTAAAATAATAAATTTTTAAATTGAGATAACGATGTAAGAAGAGAAATGCGAAAAGATTTCATCTTCGTAATTAAAAGACCATGACTGGCAAATCGGGAAAGTTCTTTAAACAGAACCACTTTTTCAGCGACAGTGAGAGTGACGATAAGAAGTACAAGAAACGCAAGCGTCACGATCATGCGGCTCATAGTGAGTCATCATCCGATCTTCTTTCGAAGTCGGCCTTTTCAAAGGATGAGCACTCCCAGGACAAGAAGAAGTATCACAAGAACAAGAAACACGAGGAGTCATTTGAAAAGAAGAAGGTGTCGAAGGAGTGCTCGGAATCAGAGCACTCTCGCAGCTGTCACAGCCATCACAGTCATCACAGCCGGCACTTCCACGACCACAAGAAACATAAGGACAAGGAGTACTCCTATGAGAAGAAGGAGAAGGACAAGGAGGATAAGGAATGCAAGAGCTGTGAGAAGAAGCACAAGAGTAACGAACACAAGGACAAGAAACATAAACACAAGCATCACCACCATCATAGCGAATCGTCTTGTTCCTCGGAGTCAGCCTGTGCCTTCTGCTACCGCCATAAGGAGAAACACTGTAAGAAGTGCAACCGCTGCCACAAGTGTGCCAAGCGCTGCAAGAAGCACGGTAAGAAGTACTGCAAGCGCTGCTAAACTTGTTCTTTCTTAAATTTTAAGTTGTATCCGCATCAGTCCTCATCAGCTCTGAATTCAGAGCTGATGTTTCGTTTTATCTCTTTCTGGGTCGCAGTGAAATTGGATAATATTTAAGTTCAAAGGGGAGTTTTGTCTTCTTTCGTTTCCAATATTACCTTTTTTCCGATGAAATCTATCTCGGAAGAAGTATCTTTGTTAGAGACATAAAGAGAATAAAACGAAAGAATGGTATGTGTACTTGTACTTGTACTTGGGACTTCTGCAATAACATTATCAAATCGAGGAAGATAGCTGCCTGGGCAGACTTTATGATCCAGATTTATCTGCTAAGTTCAATTTATTATCACGTGATGCGTCTGATCGTATGATCGTATGATCTGTTTTCTCTATCTTCTAAAGAAACGTGAAAACTTCTAACCTCGACGTTAATTTAATAGAAGTGAGTTATTCATATGGTTGTTTTCTGCTTTTATTTTCTGAAAAGGAGAAGACAATCATATGAATGTTGAAGAGGATAATATCGGGGTTGGGAAGACGGGAAGAATTCGAAAAAAAAAATCCTGAAAGGGGGAGAGTTTTATCGATGGGGATATTTGGGACAAAATTGAAGATGGGGGTGATTTGGATATAAAGAATACATAAACGAATATGTGGTTAGAAAGGAAAATGGATGTGGACCGGGAGATTGACATGAGAGGAAATCGAGGGCCAATCATAGAAGAGAGGAAAGATACTGCTGCATTGACGGTAAATTCAGAAAACGAACTTTCGTCAGATTTTCAAATGAAGGAGGAGGAGGATGTTAGGAGGGAAGATGAGAGTGTCAAGATTTTTTCTTTGCCGCTGGAACTCATTGTTTTAATATTTTCATATGTGGATGGGAGGACACTGCTTCGGAGTCGGAGGGTTTGTAAATATTGGCGACATTTGACACAAAATGAGTATTTGTGGAAGAGGAAGTGTCAATCCTTGAATTTAAATTTGGATTTGAAACCGATGACGAAGACGTTTGAGTGGTATTGTTTGGCATATAGTTTAAAATTTTTCGAAATTCCAATTCATAATGTTGTGGGGACAGGGGAATATCTGGATGGTATTTATTCAGGAGACTGGGTCAATGGGAAACCGAATGGGTACGGTTACTATAAGGAGTATTACAAAAACAGGACGATATCGATATATGGGGAATATAAAGAGGGTAAACTTTCTGGGGAAGGGACGGCGATTGAACATGAAGGGAATTTGTTTCATCTTATTCAGGGAGGTCTTTCACAATCGGAAATGGAGAGATTTGTTGAGCGTTATACAGGACAGTATATTGATGGAATGAAAGTGTATGGAAAGAAGTGGTATCGGATGGGACAGGGATATGATATATATCATGGAGAGTGGGAGTACAATACAAGGAATGGATATGGAGTTTACATGTGGGTGAATGGAGATAGATGTGAAGGATATTGGAATGTGGGTCAAATTCATGGGAGAGCGAAGTATTACTGGTCGGACGGGCGATGGTATGAAGGAGAGTGGAATGATCATAATCAGAAGGGGTATGGAGTCCATGAGTGGCCGGATGGGGTGAGATATGAGGGATTTTGGAAGAAAGGGAAGAGACATGGGCTTGGAGTGTTGATTTATGGGCCGACACTTTCGGAGAGGTGGGAGGGAGAGTGGGAGAACGATATTCGACTTCATATGGAGGGTCCATTGCCGTGGGATTCGTTCTTTCGGTTAAATCATGATCAACAACGGTGTTTAATTTTGAAGTTGAAGGAAAATCTTACAAAGCAGATGTTACAGCCGAAATATTGTCGGATAAAAGGTTACTTGAGAGAAGGACAAGAAAAAGGAAGAGAGGAAGTCAATGTGTCATCTGTTTTGTCAGAAACGTAATATCATTACTATTTCGAGGGGGGAAATAGTAATGTCGTTCGGAAAAGAACGGAACAAGTTTAGAAGGTGATATCGAGAGGACTTGGTTCGTAATATGACTTTTCTTTGAGATAACGAGTTAAAATGAGTGTGGAGGCGAACTGATTAACGAGAAAGACGTAAAGAAGAATGTCGATTTGAGAGAGATAGACTCGAATTGCCACCAGACCTTCTAACCAGAGATACATTGTCCAAATGATTGAAATAAGATAGATTTTCCATTTTTGTAATGTTATGACGGTGATGGTGATATTTTGGATGGTGTTAATAAGCCATGGTGAAATAACATTGAGAGCGATGGTCATAAGAGTTTGATTTATAATGACATAGAGACATAAGAGGAGATAGCGGATCCAGGTATTGATCGGTGTTGAAAAGAAGAGAAGATGTTCTGACGGACCGAAATGGAAGAAAGTGCTATGATAAATGTCCATATAGCCCAAGAGGGCGAGAATGAAAATTATCCATAGAAAGATGGAAAGAGTGACGTACTCGATCTTCTGCATGATATTATTTAACGGGAATTCCCATAATAAAATCAGGGCTTCAAATTATTTAACTTTAACTAAATCTCATAATCTCATAATCTCATAATCTCATGGGGACATTTTTGTACTCATGAGATGAAGGAATAACATTATTCAACAGGTTAGGCCAAGAGTTGTTCGAGAGGATCTTCAGGATCTCCAACCGCATTAATGACAATTCCATGATTTAAGAGGTCTCGGATAAGACGAAGAGTCGGGAGGACACGATCTTCAGCTTTAATGATCTCCGTTTCAAGATTGAGAATAGTATCCATACGTTCAAGATTTTCGTTTATATCTTCGTTAAGACGATGATAGGTGATATTACCTGTTGCTGAATCAACACGTTGGACGTAGAAACGTTTACAAGTATCCCCAGCCTCCATTCTTCGTTCAACATGACCTGATTCCAGAATCTCACGAGTGATAACATCTTTCAGTGTATAAAAGCGGAAGTCCAAGAGAAGACGATTTTCTCGGTAACGGCGATCCGTTTCATTTTGAAGAGTTGAAAGAAGATGATCTTCTCTCCACATATTTTCGATTTCTTTCTTTTCTTCCGAGTCGACACTTTCATATCGAAGAGTTCGAAGGTACTCAAGATTTCGATTATTGGCTGAAGTGACAGCTGAGATGAGTCGATTGAAAAATTGGAGAGTTCCCGGAGGGGCTGCAAATTTACATTGCAGAAGAGTGTTATTAATAAAGTTTACATTACCGGTACTCATTTCTGAAAACAAACGAAGAAAAAAAGCAGTTAATATTCTATATTATTTTATTAAAAAAAATAAATTCGATCAAAATCTTTAAGATAAAGAAGAAAAGAAAAGAGTCGAGAGAGTGGCCGAATCAACCGAGAAAGGAAAAAGAAATATTTAAGTAATAAAAAAAAAAATAAATGGCGACGGATCCATTTAAAGGAGAAGTGGTGGAATTTAGTCATCCAAATGAGGAGGACTACCAGAAGTTCGTCGACTTTCTGTCGAGACATTCGCTTCGACATACTCATTTTGTTATAACTAATATGAGCAAGGAGGGGCATCCGTGGGAGAGGAGGATAACGTGTAAAGATGCCTTTGCGGTGAATGGAAAGCGAGGGAGGACGATTTTTTTGATTCGAGGACAGAGGTATTTCTTTACATTTCGGCAGGCGGAGATGCCATTGAGGCCGGAAGGACCGTTTGAACATCTTTTATGTTTTACGACCGATCCGATGGGAGGGCCTGAGGCTCTTCCCTTGACTGGAACACCGGCTCCCTTTGGAGAGTTTAAGACGGTCTCTTTTCGGATTGATGATAAGTTTCCGGAGACCTTTTACTATCAGTGTCATAAGCAACCATTTCTTGGAGGGCCTATCATTGTGCATACGCATATTTTCAAGGAGATGACGAGAGAACGATCAGAGAGACCTCAAAGTCAATCGGAGAAGAAGGAGAAAGAGAAGAAGGAGAAAGAGAAGGAGAAAGAGGAGAATCCGAAAAAGAAAGTCATAGAGTATACGACAGAGTCGATTGGATCCTCACATGAGAAGAAGGGTCTTCGGAGAGAGGAGATTTCTGACTCCAGTACGGAGGGGAAGAGGAGACATCGACGGAAAGTTGTTAGGAAGACTCAGAAGAAGAAGTGGAAATAGTTACCGTTCCGATATCGGGAGGATGGAGGGTTACATAATCTCCAATTAATCTGGAGCCAGATTTATAAAGGTGAATGGTCAGTAATCGTTCGTCTGAAAAGAGACAGGTAAAGATGAGGCCTTTTGAGAGGTGTTTTTGTTCATAGGGGGCGTCATATTCTTGATTTTGTTGATATGAGCCTGTATACTTAAGATGAAGAGAAGGACCGATTATCAGAGTGCCACGGACTTGAGGGAGAAGCGAACTTTGGAACGTACCCAACATTTTAAATAGACGACTTAATATCTAATCGGTGGAGATTAGATATTAGAATTTTAGATATTAGAATTAGATAGAAGATAGTCGAATCGGAAGTTTAATCATCTTCTTGTAAGATTTTCATGAGGTCGGTGTAGTCTTTTTCTGTAATATCTCGAGGATTGATTTTTTCGACACGTTCGACGAATTTAGCGAGACGTCCAGAAAATCCGGAGCGGATTTTGTCATCTCCCGTGCGCCAATTTTGGATGGTTTTCATGGTATAGGCGAGTTCAAGAAAATCGTTTTTAGCTGTGGTGACTTGGTTTGGAGCGTGCATCTGCTGAGAGGTCCACTTCGGACTCCAAATCCAGCGTTTATAACCATAGGAAAGACGAACCGTTGCGACTCCACCGTGATCAATAAGGAAGTATTTGGCCTTTCCCCGGGATATACGTTTCATAATATTATTCGGTTTAATATCATTGTGGACTCCGAACTGGTGAAGATAGGTTAACTGTTGCATAATTTCAGAGGCGACGACGAATTCATTATCATCTTTTGAGAGAGGGTGGAGTTTTTCCATAACGAGAACTGGAGCTTCCCAAAATCGGTAACTTGACGAGAACCAGGGTGTGTCACAGCCCATCTTTCGAAGACGCTTATAAATACTTATTTCATAGAGGGTATCTCGACGGTTGGACTGGTACCACTTAACAACGACGGGAATTTCTCCATCGAGTTTTCCTTGAATGACATAGACGTAACGTCCATGAGTAATTTCCTTTTCAAGAGTGACGGTGTGTCCGCGATGATCATAACATGAAACATAGGGGAACCATTTTTCATCAAGAAGATCACCTGAGGGAATCGAACGTAACATGGCGATTCGATGAGCGATCTTTTTCAGATTGAGAGTGGTGGTGCGGTAAGAATTACGTTTGTAGTAACGGTAGGCTCTCCGATAGAGCTCATTGGCGAGAGATTTAACATCGGGATCATCTTCAAATTCGGAGGAAAGAAGAGATAATTGCTTCTTAAGAGGAGGAGGCAGGTTATGATAATAGGCCACGATGTCAGTTCGATTTCGATTCTGACCTTCTGAGTGGGTTGGCATTCTTTTCCTTGTATTTCAAAAAAGTTTAATTTTTAATCTTGATTTAAATTCTTTAACAAAGAATTCTCTTCTTTCTCAAGACTTCAAAGACTTCAAAGACGTCAAAGACGTCAAGACTTTAAAGCCCTTCCTCGAAGAAAGAAGAGAAAGTTTCGTCTATTTACTTTTCCTTCTTTTCTTTTTCTTCTTTTCTCTTTTCCGGTGAAATCTCACTTCCGCTGACATCCTCCTCTTCCTTTTTCTCTTTTGTGTTATGAATATTATATTCCTCTTTGAGAATAAATGAACCCTCTGTAAGAGGCGTCGTCGAATCATAGGTATAACATGAAAGAATACCTTTGCTTCCAACTGTAAATAATAGAAGAATGTTTCGATCCTTCTTTAATAAACATTTCGCCGTTGGATCATTAAGTGTCACCGTCGACACACTTCGAAGATCATACCAATAAGGTATCCGACTTTCCGTCTGACTGACTTGAATTGCGGGAAGAAGTTCAAAGATGTGAACAGTCCCATGGTCACTCGACACGGCTAAATACCGCGTTTCAGGATCAAATACTATCGAATGAATGGTCGCTCCATCAATTCCTCGACGAAACTCATAGAGTTTCTCTCCCGTTTCCACATTGAAAACACGAATCATTGTGCCTCGTTGCGACGCCGTCGCAACATACGACCCATTCGGAGACAGGGCCACATGTTGAATTGGATGATAGTGGGCTTTCACCGTCTTTCCGGGAAGACCGTCACCTCGAATGGTGATAGTACCAACCTCCTCTCCCGGAGCCACAAGAACAAACGGAAAGTTGGAATGAGTCTGGATTGCACAGATACCCAGGGGATTGTCAAGAGTCGGAATTTGTTCAAGATAACGAAGTTGTCGAAAATCCTCATTAATGGCATAACACTCAACCGATTTGTTAAGAACAACGACAATCCTATCCCGAGACATTAAGACATTTCGAACCTCCGATGCGTACTGCAGTTCAAACACAGATTTACCTTGAAGATCATCCCAAATCACAACACGATTACAGGGATACTTTTTACCACCCCAACACACGAGAAGATTCGTCCGATAATAGAGTGTAATTCCCCCAACACTTCCTCCGATATTTCGGGCAAATCGAAGTTTAAGAGGAGAACTTGACGTCGGAAGAGTGTAGACGGCAAAACCATCTTCGGTTGAACATGCTAAACAGCTTCCGTCCTGATTAAAACTAAGATAATGATGGGAAGACATGTTATTTATTTGAAAGAGAAAAACTTTTTCGATATCAATCAGTTTCAGTTTTATTTTTTTTCCTCTTCTCTCTTCTCTGATGAAATTCCTCATCAGAGAAAATATAACGTTAAGACGTTTCTTTTCTTATCGTAACAAACGCATCAAACGTTGTTTTTCCAAGATCCAACTCAATGGATGGAGGTCTCACTACGACAGCAATAAGATCGCCTGGATTCAATTTCAGAGGTACATTCGCACGAGTATCGTTCGTAGCGAATAATTCCCGTACTGAGGAAGAAGTAGCTATTATAAGAGTGGTACTTAGAATGGGATTAAATGTTTCAGACATCGCCACATCGGGATTGACAGCATGATAAACAATAACTTCGAATGATGCATTCTGGGAAGTCTTTTTCTGATTGGAAGTTGTTATACTCGCACATATTTCGTGTAATCTGACAGGTTCAGGTATACGGTAAACTGGAATCGATTTTGTGTTAATGGTATCCACAATATTAAGAGGCGCAACTTCACCGAAGTTGTCAAACTTTAACCCGAAATATCCTGAAAGAGGTCCTTTCAATTCTGGTATTACTAACCGGCTCTATATTAACGATTGATCTGGAGGAGCCGGAGGGCCAGGGTCTCCCTTTGGTCCTATGACAGTCCTCACATCGTTATTTTCTATTGAGAGTCCGAGGGCTTCTGCGAGATCTGGAAAATAATAATATAACATGGTTTTCCTTAGAATCGCAAGGTATTTCGATGTTGATTCAATTTTCGATTTTTTTATCGGAGAAAAATTCCTCTCATCAGAGAATCAAACGTTATGAAATGTTTACCATTTATACAATTGAAAGCCCTGCACTGAACGTTGTCCGTCCAAAGTCCAACGAAGCATTTTCTGGAAATTTTACTACGACAGCAATAAGATCACCTGCATTCAAATGTACAGGTGACATGGCGGTAGTAGAGTCAGCTCTAAATATAAGACCTGTTGAGGTAGAGGTAGGTAGTGTAACAGTGGTACTTACACTTCCAATTGGAGTAAATGTTGGAGCACTTGTTGATGTGTTGGGAGCACTAGCATAATACACGAAGAAATTAAATGCTAAATCCTCATTAGTCTTTCCCGTAGTGGTGGTTGCTATGCTCGCGAATATCGACTCTAATTGGCCATCCCGAGGCATACGGAAATATGGAACAGTATTTACGTTAATATCACTCTCACTACTAAAACCAAATACCACGGAGTCAAACCCTAAACCTAAATATGTTGGAGTTTTCCCATTATTATTAATGCTAATCGATTGTACTCTTAAACAGTACGGTATTATCGTTGAACTTCCCGGAGCTCCAGTGGCTCCAGTCGCTCCGGTGGCTCCAGTGGCTCCGGTAGCTCCGGTCGCTCCTCTAATTCCTTGAGGACCTTGAAGACCTTGAAGACCTTGAGGACCTGGTGGACCTGGTGGACCTGGTGGACCTGGTGGACCTGGAATTAGTTTACAACGTTTTCTCTCTTTGCGTTCTTCGATGAAGATGATTGGAGGGCAACGAGGCATTTTTTTTAAGTAATATGAGAAAATATTTGACTTGTTCGAATCAAACGAGAAGATTCGTTTTATCTTATTCTAATTATTTTAATTATTCTAAAGTTAAAGAGAAATTAACTTTAGAATTGGAAAATTAAAAAGCTAATTAGCAGAATCCGAAGCCGAATCCATCACAGAATCCGTCCCAGTCACAACAGTCATCAAAACAACAGTCATCTTTAAAGTCACAACAGTCGTTCCAGTATTTACAGCAGCGGGTTCGACGACAGCAGATGTCTCCACAGCCGGACCAGACTTTTACTCGACAACACGATCGAGGACAACACTTCCGACGTTTCCAAACACAGCACTTTTTCTTTTTCCAACAATGACACATGGTGTTTTAAGTATGTTGAGAAAAAGTTACGTTTCTTCCCGATATTAACATTAAAACGGTTAGAAGATATAAACTTTCTTTTTCAGAGGAATGATTGCCCGAATCCCAGTCCAGGAATAACATTGTTTTGAGAAAGGACTCTTTGACCCGGGCGAGATAAAGGTCCCATAAATTGGGTGTAAAATCGAGGGAAACAACATTTTCTCGGGGGACAGAATCGTCGTCGACAACGACAGGGAGACCGAGAACATGAGGAATAGGAACAAGAGGAATCTGAACAAGAACAATCTGAACATGAGGAATAGGAACATGAAGAGTCCGAACATGAGGAATGGGAACAGGATTCCGAGCACTCTAAACGTTCCGAAATAATAATTTTACGACGTCGAAATAATTTCCGTTTACGATGGTGACCCATCTTTTTTTCGTCTCGTGCTTTTAAAGAGAGTTAATAGAAATAGTATCTGAATTACAGTTAATCTCTGTTAACTCTTTTAACATTTAAGAAATTCCGTTATCATGGAAAGTCTTCAAGGTTTAGTGGCACTTACGGTTATATCTTTTATATTTTCGGTGATGATAGTATTTCTTGTTCTTACGAGGTTTATGGTAGCTCCATGAACTCCAGGAACAAGAGGAAGAGGAAGAAGAAGAGGAATCAGAACAAGAGGAAGAGGAAGAAGAATAGGAAGAGGAAGAATCGGAACAAGAGGAAGAAGAGGAAGAGGAGGAATCGGAACAAGAAGAGGAGGAAGAATCAGAGAAGGAGCTGAAGGAGCTGAAGGAACAGAAAGATATTGATGAAGAGTCTGAACAAGAGCTTGAAGAAGAGTCCGAACAAGAGCTTGAAGAAGAGCTAGAAGAAGAACATGAGTCATAAGAGAATGAACTGCAAGAGTCACAGAAGAATGAAATACAAGGTCCGAATGAGCTGCAAGAACTGAAGGAGTCGCAAAATTTACACGAAGATCCACAGGAATCATAAGATCCACAGAGAGAATCCGACCAGGAACTGAAACTTGAGAAACAGGGCATTTTAGTTTTTAAAGGTCAAGATAATATTTCCTGAAAATACGATCGAGAGTCCAATTTAAAATTTTAAACTCGTAATCTCTAATTAACGATTTATCATGTTAGATAGTAGCGGAATGGGAAATAATTGTAACGATTGAACCATCCTGTCCCGTCACATATTAAATCACTTCGATGGAAACCTCCTGGACATGTTGCTTGCTCGATCCAAGATAAACAGGGACAGGAAAGAGATCGCCGACATTGACACCAGCATCGTCGAGGACATCTCCGTTTCTTGTAAAAGTTCCGAGGCATTCTTTCTTTTTTTTCGTTACTCGTTTTTATTTCTTTTTCGGGGAAGAAATATCTCTCCTGAAAAAAGGAAAAGAAAGAGGAAGAAAACAAGATGCCAATTATACAACTTGAGTATCGATCCAAGGTAGTTTCCTCGAAGAAAGATTTTTCCGATGTTCTTATTCGGAAAGAGTGGGATTTGACGGGAGATCAAACATGGGGTATGATGATTATGACATTTATTTTATTTGTCGGGTCTGAGAGTGTGAGTCTTTGGGAAGTGAATAAAAATACATTCCGACGACGAAAGATTTTTCTCAGCTATTTACACTATCTTAAAGAGCCTTATATTGTTGCGTCGTCGCCACGATATTGTAGTAGTCGTCCCATGAGTTCATGGGATGAATATATTCGGAGTTTTCACTATTATGATAGGAATGCGAGGGACCTGGAAGGATACTATGTGTATCATTTAGCTGGAAAGGCTGAAGCTATTGTGAAATTTAAGACGATGGAATTTCTACGGGGGGTTTTGACGGTGTGTAAAGAGTTTGACTTACAAATGAAAGACTATGTTCAAGATGTTTTTGATCGGTCACATTGTCCAGATCTTGACTTGATTTTACCTTTGAAGTGTTTTATTTCTTCAAGTAAGTCAGAACAGGATTGGGAGGGAGAGAAGTCAATTTGACAGAATTCCAAAAGTTCGAACAACTTTTCAGGTTGAATCTCAGGGGAGCTATGGCCACCTTCAATGGTAATGAGTTTCTTCTGAGAATGAGGAATGGACTGATAGAGTCGAAGAGCGTTAAGATAGGGGATGATTTCATCATGAGGACTGTGAACGATGGCAATGGGACACTTAACTTGAGAGATTAAGTGTTTGTTTGACATTGGGTCGATGATCAAATGGAAGAGTCGAAGGAAGTTCTTAATTAGAAAAGGGATGTCGCGATCAATAAGAATGTCATCAAGACTTGAGAAGGTTGCTAAAAGGATAAGACAATTACAAGGATAGCGACTTGCCAGATAAGTGGCGACATAGCCACCAAGACTTTCTCCCCAAATGAGAATTTGGTTTGGGGAGCAACGTGTACAAAGATAGCGATAGACGATTTCTCCACTGGAAAGGATTGACTTTTGTGTTGGGACACCCTTGGATTGACCATAGCCGGGATAGTCGAACAGACAGAGATTGAGCTGATAACGGAAACAGAAGTTGATAACGTGATCATAGAAGGAAATATTTCCGGCGTTGCCGTGACAAAATAAGATAACTCGATGTCCGGGATAGTTATAAAAGAGCCATGTCGAAATGTTATTCTCAAGAAGTAAATTTTCATAGGGAAGTGTTGGTTCCCAGTGTTGGTCACGGCGGGGATTAAAGAGAAGTCGAGAAAAGAGTGTCGATAAAACGAGATAAATAAAAATGAGAAGAACGATAACAATCAGAGCAATAGCTATCATTTTTTTCACATGGGAAAATTTCTTCTTATTCTTTGGAAATATAATGAGGTTCCCAGTGTACAATTCGAACATCAGAGATAATATCCGAGAGAGATTCTGAAATTCGAATGATATCTCCATCATACGTTAGGGCTCCGGTTACAATGTTATCGATGGTGTTTTTGGTTGGATATTTAATGGCGGTGTGTTTCGACAGATGAATTTCAAGATAGGATTTAACGTCAAGACCGTAGACACGCTTTTTTCCGACGAGGATGACTTGATGAACTTGTTTCGGAGTGCGACTATTTTCATTCTGATAGAGATAGCACGTTTCACGGTTGTTTTGTTTTCCGGTTGAACATTGAATCCAAAGATGAGATCCTGTTAGTGTGGAGGAGACCCAGGTGATGTTTGTTGGAGCCCATAAACATTTATTCCATTTCCATGTTGGAGTGGAATAAGTTCGACTGTCAAGTTGATAGAGAGAGCCTTTTCCAACTCCGAAGAGATAGCCGCCAAAACTTAGAATTCGTTCCAAGAGAATATTACATGAAATGTTGGAAGATTTATATGTTGTTTCACTTGGATGTTTGGATTGATCCTTGGGAGTCAGACGAAGAATATTTCCATTCTTAAAGAGAACATAGGTACTGTTGTCATAGCCACAAACGTCAATAGCCGACTCGTCATGAGGTGGTAGAATTGAGACGAGCTCATTTCCATTAAGGACGGAGATTGTATACTTCACACTCTCCTCCTCTATCTCATTGCTCTCAGAGGAGGACCGACTGTCCCGAGTTTGCGTGAGTGTGCTTCCAGACGGAGGAGGAAGTGATGTTGTTCCGGGATCTTGAGACTGCGAGGAAGGAAAGGTGCGATCGGTATTGTCATCATAGGAGCTCTCCGTTCCGAGATATTTTCGATGTCTATTTCTGGGTTGAAACGACGCTGAAGTGAGAGTGGGAGTTCGTTTTGACTCAATTGAACTGAGAGACAAATTGAGATTCTTCTCGTCAAACGAATCCTTTTCATTTGTTCTGTCTTCTGTTTCGGTTGTTGTTTCCGTTGTTTCTTTTTTGTTCGATCTTCGTTGAGAAGAAGATGATGAACGAAAAGATGACGAAGGACGTTTATGTACAACGATTTTCTTTGTCGACTTACAGGAGAGATTAGGTTCCCCAATGATAAAGTCATCTTGAGTGAGATCCTCTTTTGGGAGAGAGTTGTCGAGGGAATGTTCCGATCGAGGACACGGGATATTCTGAGAGAGAGAATGGTTATCATCAGATTCCGAAACGGCGAGTACATCTGGTCCAACGATAATATCATGTGAACTTTCATCATTATCCTCAAAGTGAAGACAGTCGGCCTCCAATGAAAGAAGGTCTTGTTGAAATGGATCTTCGAATCCTTGTTTCATACAGTCTTCAACAGAATCTTCAGACGATTGACTTTCACTGGAGTCGTTGTCAACTGGGTCGGATTCACATCCCTGAAGAAAGGACATCACGTCAGAACCCCAAAGATTCTCTCCAGAAAATCGACATTCGTCATAAACATCGTCAAATCCGCAATTCATATCGCCATGATCAAATGCGGAGGAAAGAGATTGACTTGAATCATAACCAAGACTCGTCTCGGGTTGTTGGTTTAAATTCGACGGAAAGAGAGAAATTGGAGTTGAATGACTTGTTGGTATCGAAGGAGGAACCGAGGGAGCCAAAATGTTTGTCGAAGGAGAATTAATAATATTGTCAAAGAGACTCATTAACTCAAGACGTATTCCTTTTCTAGAGTCGAAAATTCTCGAAAACTTTCGATTAAAGAAAATGATAGAATTGAATTTAGTTCTTCTTCTAAAAGAAGAGAAGAATATCTTTATACCTTGTTAGAGATGCTTTCGTTAAGTTCAGCGGCAAATCTTCTTAAAGTTAAGAAGACTCAGTTGGAGATGATTCGAGATCGAGGTTACGACATCTCCGAGGAAAAACATCTTCTTGAGCCTGATTATGATGAAAACAAATTTCTCTCAGAGTACAATCGTCTTCTTGAGGAGACGAATAAACGTATTCGAGAAGAAAATGACCGAATCACAGGAAAACGAGCTCTCAAACAACCTGAACTAACATTTCGAGATCTTCTCAGTCGGATTTATATGAATAGTGAGGGATCAAAGCTTCTCGTGAAATATGCGGAGCCACCATCTCCATCGGATAAATCGAAACATCTGAATGTTGAGTATATTGACAGGTTTACAGAGCTTGCGATGAAAGAGGGAGTGACATGGGCAATTCTGATATCAGAACAGGACTTGAGTACAACCGCTGGAAAACGCCTTGAAGAGTATCCGACAATTCACTTTCAGCACTTCTTTGAGGATGAACTTCGATTTAATCCGACGAAACATTATCTTGTTCCTCGTCATGAACTGCTATCACCGCAAGAGGCTCAAGCGTTTCTTCGGGAAAATAAACTTGTCCCGACGAAACTCCCTCATCTCAAGTATGTTCCACCCTTTTCCCGAACAGGAGAACGAAAAGCCTTCATCGATCCAATTGTAAAATATTATGGATTTTTACCGGGACAAATCGTAAGAATATATCGAGAAAACTTTATCACTGAAACTCCCGTCGATAAAATTGTCACCTATCGATATGTCTGGTATTAAGAGTTGAATGAAAACATTTAAGAGGTTACACATCTTGAACCTCTTAAATGTCGCTTCATGTGTCATTGAGAGATCATTTAATTCTTTTCTTCCTCACGGCGAAGGAAGACTCGGGGAGTTGAGGTCTTTCTATGAGCGAACGAAGGATGAGAAACAAATTAAAATTTAAACCTTAGAAAAAGACATCATCATGGTATGTGAGAATCGTCATCAACGTCAGTGTCAATGTCAACCTCGACCCCAAGCCGTCATTAAAGAGTGTCTTGACTGTCATCGAGTTTTTTCCGTCTGTTCCCAATGTAAAGGTAAACAGATTGCAACTTCAGCAACCTCTCCGTCAACTCCAAATTCTCCAGAGAAATCCCCACCTCCCAATGCGATTTCGATCAATCCAACTATGGTAGGAGGAATTTCCTCTCGATATATTAGGATGCCGTCTTTCAGTGGTGCTTATCAGTTACAGAATGGTAACCTCATTGATATAGCTCCTCCAACGAATTCGCCCTCGATAAACTCCCCATTGACGGGAACTCAACAACTCTTGACGAATCCTCAATCGTCGAATCCTTTTCTTCCTCAGAGGGTTCCTCAATTAACAAATCATCAACCTATTCAGGAACTTGCTCAACAGCTTCTGAAATATTTAAAGGCCGAGGCACAGGCAAAACTTAAGATTGAGACACCCGAAAAAAATAGAGATCTCGAGTCTCTCAGTGGATTTGAGTCTGTACGAGAGGAAAATCTTTCACGAAAACCGAAAAACACTTCGAAAGACATTCCCAAACACGGACGAGGGAAACGAACAAATCTTCCCTCTTCTCGGGAAAAATATAAGGATTGGTATGATGAGAGTGACGTTTACACATTTTCGCGAGTATTTCGAGAAGAACAGGGAGACTCCAATGAGTGGTTAAATTCCGGAGAGTTTTCGCACAGCTTGAGAAGAGAGAGTTGGGATTCCCCCGACGATTGTCCGGGCTCCCGACCGTGCCGGATTTATGTGGAGGATGACTGTCATCATAGACATTCTGGATGTCCCCATTCTCATCATCATCATCATCATCATCGTCATTGTTCTCATTTTCCTTCTTCTTTTCATCGAAGACACTGTCGACATAAGTCCGGGCGAGGAAGGAGAAAGTCAACGTCGTCATCTCAAGAAAGAGAAAGATATCATCGGAGAAGAAAGGATCGATCCTATGAGAGAAAGGAGAGACAAACGACAACTCAACGTCTTAAGACAGACCGCCATCGGTGGAAATAAAATTTAAATCGGAAGAGCGAAAAAGGAAAGAAGATTCCGCGAAGTTGAACTTTTTTTTAAAATATATAAACAAAAAGATGGACTTTGCCAATCGTCATCGATATCGTAAAAGGTGCCGACAAACTTCTTCGAAGAGTTCCCAGTCAACTCAGTCTTTTAGCGATACCATCTCCGTCAGTTCCTCCGAGAGTTCTTCCGGAAGTTTCTCCGTCTCGTCGAAAGAAGAGGATGTTTCCGATGTTTCATTGAGTGTGAGTCTTGGAACTTTCCCGTGCTCTCGAGATAACTGTCGAACCTTTGGAGAGTTCTCTTCCAACTTCAAGGTCGAAGTTAATCTTCCGTCAAATGACACACCGAACGTACTTCCTACCATTACTCCTATTAACATGACAGGATTTGTTCCTCGGCTGGAGTGTTTACCTCTTCACTGTTTTGATATTAACTGTTCAAAGGGACAGTTTGGCTCGGAATTCTTTAATATGGTGACGGGGACATTTACAGCCCCTGTTGACGGGAAATATGAGGTCAAGGCTCTGGTTAACTTTTGTCAGTTGACTCTTGAGTTCCTCTTTAGTTCGGGAGGTATTACACTGAATAACATCTCACTTTCGGAACTTCAGAGAAGACTTTCAGAATTGAACTCGACCGTACTTTTCCTGTTTCAGGGAGCACTCGCCACTGTTCTTGGAAAGTTGGCAGATGGAGTTTGTCCGGGTATTGCTCTTATTAAGAATTGTGGATCGACGGAAGAGTGTGCAATTGAAGTGGTTCGATCGGAGGTGTCCCTTCTCAGTCTGATTTCATGTGAGGATACAACAGTTTCTCTTGTTGCATGTGTCTATTTGAAAGCTGGAGATACACTTAATCTGGCGGTCAACTGGGTGACAAATCTGGTTCCACTTCTCGTTGAAGCAGGGAACACGACTTTCTGTGTTCGTCTTCTTGAAAAGATTTCCCATTAAAATAAACAGTCGGGAAAATAATATCCAAGACATATCGAGTTGATAGAATTTGGAATCGTATTTCCAGAAATAAATATCTATCTCATATCAACTTGATAGAAATTGGAGGAATATCAATGTTGATAGAAATTGGAAGCATATCAACATGAATAAATATCCAACACATATCAAGTTGATAGAAATTGGAGGAATATCAACATGAATAAATCTTCGAAACATATCAACTCGATAAATATCCAAGACATATCAAGTTGATAGAATTTGGAGTTGTGTTGTATCAACTTGATAGATATCCAACACATATCAAGTTGATAGAATTTGGAGTCGTATCAACGTGAATAAATATCCAAGACATATCAACGTGAATAGAATTTGGAGTTGTATCAACTTGATAAATATCCAACACATATCAACTCGATAAATATCCAACACATATCAACTCGATAAATATCCAACACATATCAACTCGATAAATATCCAACACATATCAAGTTGATAGAATTTGGAGTTGTATCAACTCGATAAATATCCAAGACATAGCAAGTTGATAGAATTTGGAGTCATATCAACTTGATAAATATCCAACACATATCAAGTTGATAAATATCCAACACATATCAAGTTGATAGAATTTGGAGTCATATCAAGTTGATAAATATCCAACACATATCAAGTTGATAAATATCCAAC